TGTGAACAGCGAACTGCCGCACATGGTACGTAATCCCTTCAAGGCTGTACTTGCCGCGTGAGCGTGCCAAGTGAAAATTGGCCCTTTCAACGAAGAGATCACGAATGACGTGACAAAATCTGAACTCGTAACAATGACTGAGAGACTTCCCTGCCATGTATTCGTCATCAGAGACGGATTGATTCAAATTGGGTCGAGAATTAAACTTTGCCAAGACTTTGCCGATAAACGGTAGCATGACGTGCATTTCTTCACCCCTGGTAACAGGAATGAAGTGTTTTGAAAGAAAATGCATGCCGTGCAATGACTTTGAAGTGTTAACCTTCGCCGTCATCCTTGCCAGTCTTGACACTTGCTCGTAGTGATAAGCGCAACGCCTAACTCTACGAGTCAACCCACAAACCATATCGTCTCCCAAGACGCATACTAGCGAACCTTTCACCTTATAACGAAAAGCCCAGGCTTTGAAAATGCACAAATTCCAAAAGCTGTTTCTAAAAGTGGTATCAGTCGCCCCAGTTGCTAGCTGGTTTTCAACGATGGCGGACACGCCATACTTCGAATTATACGCTGAAAACTTGTTGCTAGCTCTGTGCAACTGAAGGAACCACCTAGGACAGCCGAGCCTCTTCATGAATTCACACTCCAACTCCATAACGTCTTTGACCTGAGTCTTATCATTCGAAGAAAAGTCAGCTTCCATAAAAGAAGCTGAAGGCCTTTTCTCCATGAATGACGCTATTTCGGGAGTGTGTTGCTTGTAAGCGATCATGAAATCAAAATCCTCCGTGTTGCCTTCGGTACTTTTGAACCTCTCCATCAATACTTTAAAAATGGGTCCGCTGATCATATTGTAATAATCAGTTCCTTTAAATATGACCCTGGGGGCAACCACGTCGTGATCTTTCACGAGAGCTTCGATCTTCGTGAAGAGTTCTTTCCTGGAATAGTCGCCTAAGCGTTCCAGGCCTTGAAACTCGTACTCTTTCCGCATCCTGTTCTGTTTCTCTGAGTCAAATTGAATGACCCAATTTTCAAACAAGTCCACATCCCAACTAAAAACGGGCATTGGCTTAGGAACTAGTTCCTTAATAAGGGATCTAGCCGAAGCGCGTATCAAACGATCAACGCGCTCCGTGCTCCTAAAATTAACGCGCTTGTTAAAAGCGCTGAGAAAATCTGCCCGGCTTGAAGTGGTGAGATATGGCATCTTGTCTGCAATAGTAGGGCCAAGGTAACCTTGAACTCCGTTGCCTATGTTTTCGCCCCTAGCAAGAGTGTTTCCATCCTGCACTCTAGCCTTGACGGCTAA